ACGAAAGAACAACAAAACGAATTTAAAAGCGTGTCCAGAATGCTGGAATCCTGACCAGCCGCAGAATAGGTTAGGTGAGTTTCCAGTAGATGATCCGCAAGCTATACGTGACCCAAGACCAGATAGCGCTGAGTTAGAGGTCAGTAGAGACATACAGTGGGGCTGGAACCCCGTAGGATTTAACAGTAACGACGGGCTAACTCCTGATAATTTAGAAGCAACAGGTCAGGTCGGTACAGTAACAGTAACAACTAGTTAGGAGTTACGAGATGAAAAGAGAAAGCAAGAAGGCGCCAAAGGTTATTGAATTTCCTAACCAGCCTACGGTGTATAAGTCCGAGTGCTGCAACCAACCTATTGATGTCAAGACTAGTGGTATCAAGATGCGGGGAGCAGGTGCAGCTACTAAAGGCACAATGTCACGAGGGCCGATGGCGTAGTGAACTACACTGAGCTTACAACAAACATAGAAGATATCTGCGAACAGACTTTTACCGCAGCTCAACTTGCTATGTTTACTGAGCAAGCTGAACAGAAAATATACAACTCTGTTCAGTTGCCTGCGCTCCGTAAAAATCAAACAGGAAACACAACTTCTGGTAATAAGTATTTAGTGTATCCGACTGATCTTTTGCATGTTTATTCTTTAGCTATTGTGGATGGCAGCGGTAATTACATTTACTTGTTGGATAAAGACGTTAATTTTATGCGGGAAGCCTATCCAAACCCATCTACTACTGGAACACCAAAGCATTACGGTTGGTTTGATGACAGAGCTTTTATTTTAGGGCCTACTCCTGACAGCAACTACGATGTAGAACTGCACCATGGTTATTATCCAGAATCTATTGTTACAGCGGGCACTACATGGCTTGGCAATGAGTTTGATTCTGCGCTGTTGAATGGTGCGCTGGTTGAAGCGATACGCTTCCAGAAAGGTGAGCCTGATATGGTGGCGTTGTACGAGAAGCTGTACGTGCAAGCTATGACGTTGTTAATAAATCTTGGCGACGGCAAGATGAGAAAAGATGCGTATCGTGATGGGCAGACTACTAGAGGGATAGAAGTTTGATTGAAGGCGTTCAGACGACGTTTGACAATGGTTTTAAGGTAGACGTTCATACCACCAGTAATCGTGGTTGGACGCCAGAAGAGTTGGCAGATCGCGCTTTGGAGAAGCTGCTGCACGTCAGTAAAGACGCGGATGAGCAGGTCAAAGCGCAGGCTCTGGTATTTAAAGAACAGATTAGACAGGTTTTAGTGTTCTACATGAAAGAAGCTATCAAGTCAGATAGAACCACTATTTGTGCAGAACTCCAAAAGCAAGGCCACGCTGAGTTGGCCAATATTATCCGTAAACTATAGGAGAGGCCCATTATGGCTATTACTCAAGCAATGTGTACGAGCTTCAAAGTGGAGCTTCTTAACGGTATACACGCATTTGGAACTACAGTAACCCGTGGTGCGACTACTGCGGATAGCATGTACATTGCGTTGTACACCAGCTCTGCATCTTTGGATGCTACAACTACGGCGTACAGTGTGACTAACGAAGTGTCTGGCACAGGCTACACTGCGGGCGGAAACTCGCTAACAGCGGTAGCACCTACCAGCTCTGGCACCACAGCATTTACCGATTTCAACGACACTACTTGGTCAACTGCGACTATTACCGCTCGCGGTGCGTTGATCTACAACAGCACTCAGTCTAACAAGGCCGTTGCCGTGCTTGATTTTGGTGCAGACAAGACGTCTACAGCCGGTGATTTTACTATTGTGTTCCCAACTGCGGACGCTAGCAACGCGATAATTCGTATTGCGTAAAAGGTGTTAGATGACTGACGTTACCGTAATACTCGGTGGTTGGGGGTATAGCACTTGGGGTAGTGGCGAGTGGGGAAGTAATTCTCCCGGTATTGACGCTGCTACCGGTCAAGTGGGTAGCGTTTCTGTCTCTGGGGCTGCAACCGTAGCTGTAACTGGAGTATCTGGGACAGGAGGACTAGGCACAGCAGCCGCTCAAGCAGATGCGTCAGTTGGCGTTACAGGTGTATCAGCTACTGGTGTAACTGGATACACGGTATGGAATGTAACCGTCAACCTTGGTGGTTGGGGTAGAGGCACTTGGGGTCAAGGTGCATGGGGTGAATCCCTTGGGCTTGTTGCCACTGGTGCGGTTGGCTCAGTAACCGTCCAAGAAGGTGCTGGAGTATTCCCGACAGGCGTAGCTGGCACTACTACGCTAGGTAATGTTGTAGCTAACGGGGACGGAGCTGTTGATGCGTTAGGTAACGCGGCAACTGGCGAACTAGGCACAGTGGGTGTCGAAGCTGACGCTATTGTTGCGGTAACAGGCGTACAGGGTACAACCGCTCTAGGTACAGCAGGGCCAGTAACCACGGTAGATGTTGCAGTTACAGGGGTTCAGGGCACCACAGCTCTTGGCACTCCGGTAGTAAATGCCGACGCTACGGTTAATGTTACGGGCGTAGCCGGAACCACTGCTCTCGGCAATGCTACGGTATACCTACAGCAGAGAGTCCTTGTAACAGGCGTTCAGGGCACCACAGCGTTAGGTTCTGAGTCTGTAGTAGCGAAAGGAAACGTCTACCCGATAGGAGTACAGGCCACCGGACAGGTAGGAAATGTGCTAGTATGGGGCGAAATAGTCCCAGATCAGAATGCAAATTGGACGGAGATAGCAGCGTGAGAACTGTAAATGAAGCTAAAGATTTAGAGAGCGGGATTGATCCTCGCCATGAAGTAGAGATTCTTTGTGCAAATTGCGGGTTTGATCTTGACGAGTCGGAGCTTGCGGCAGACACTTGTTCAGATTGCGGTGAGCCTTTGAACCTTCGGCAAAATACGAAGATTTATGCGACCTCGGTGCCTCCGGCAACCGGCGATGCGTCATTATAGGAGCTAACAAATGGCTACTTATGTAAACAATTTAAGACTCAAAGAAATTACCACGGGTGACGAAGACGGCACTTGGGGTACGAGTACAAACACTAACCTTGAACTGATCGGTGAAGCTCTTGGTTACAACACGCAAGACGGATTTGCTACTGACGCTGATGCGACCACTACGGTAGCAGACGGTGCGACTGATCCGGCCCGTGCGTTGTATTTCAAGGTTACATCTAGTGCGACCCTCACGGCGACTAGAACGCTGACTATTGGGCCAAACACCGTCTCTCGTGTCATGTGGATCGAAAACGCTACTACAGGCAGTCAGTCCATAGACATTTCGCAAGGCTCCGGCGCTAACGTCACTATTGCTTCTGGTAAGACCAAAGTTGTTTACCTAGATGGTGCGGGTGCAGGGGCAGCAGTTGTTGACGCCTTAGCTTTGATAGAGAGCGTAACTGATGGTGATGTGATTGGCCCCGGCAGTTCAACTAACAACAATTTCACTGCGTTTGATGGCACTACAGGCAAGCTAATTAAAGACAGTGGTAAAGCTACACCAACCGGCGATGTGGTAGGAACGTCAGACACACAAACACTTACCAACAAAACGCTTACCAGCCCCAAAGTCGGAACAAGTGTTAACGACACCAACGGTGCAGAGCTAATCAAAGTTACAGCAACAAGTTCCGCCGTAAACGAAGTGACTTTGGCTAACGCAGCCACTGGGAACAACCCAGCACTATCGGCTACAGGTGATGACACTAACGTAGGTATTGACGTTACACCCAAAGGCACAGGCGAATTAGCGGTAACAGCCAGTTTTATATCGGGTGTTTTCTCCGACAAAGTGTCTGCCATAGGCAACACCGGAACTGCTCAGACTATAACAGCTACTAACGGACAAGTGTTTACCGCTACGTTGACAGGGAACTGTACGTTTACTTTAGCGGGTTCTAACAGTAATTCAAATCGTGCTACATCCTTTACGTTAATTTTAGCGAACGATGCTACACCCAGCAGAACAGTATCTTGGGCAGGAGGTACTTTTAAGTGGCCCGGTGGAGCAGCGTCTTTAGCAAGAACTACCACTGCAAATGCAATTGACGTATGGGTTTTCTTTTCGCCTGATGGCGGGACAACTTGGTACGGTAACATTTCACAGAAAAATTTAACTACATAAGTTAGTTATTTGTTATAGGAGATTTAGACATGACCCTTGAAGAGCAACAAACCCTTGAAGCTACTAGGAATGCTAATCTAGTTGCCTTGGAAACAGATAGAGCTGCGGCTAACGCTGCGGCAGATGCTAAAAGAGCAAAACTAGAATTAGTGCGAATAGCTAAAGAAATTTTAACGCAAAACAGTCTTAGTCAGCCTGTAGAATCTAGGGCTGTTAGTGCTGCTGACATAACTGCTATGGCAGATACTTTAAATACTTATGTAAATAGCTAATGCAAGGCTTTGCTTATTTTCCGACGATAGTGTATCGCGAAGAAAGACCAGAGTTAGCTAGCAAAGTAAAAGAGTTCTGCTTGCAGCAATTACAAGCACTTGAAGTCGATTGTGTAGTGAAACAGTCGGCTTCACTTGTTTTAGCGCCAGATTTAAACGAGTTAAAAACCTACTTAGTAAGGGAAGCAGGTAACATACTGTATTCTCAAGGTTATGATACTTCTAAGTATGAGCTATACGTTTCAGATTTGTGGGCGCAAGAAATAAAAAGTTCGGGGTTTACTGAACCGCATATACATAAAAATAGCCAAGTGTGCGGGTGGATTTTTTTAGAAACGCCAGAAGAAGGCTCATACCCTATTTATCTTGATTCTAGGTATGGGAAGGAGTTTGTAAGCCTACATTATGAGATTACTGAAACTGTGACTAACGCTACAGAGTCTATACATTTTAAAGATGTGATACCAGGAACTGTTTTGTTTAATAATTCTTGGCTTAAACATTCTTTGAGCTTTAACAAAAACAGTAGCCCAACAAGATGTATACATTTTATTGTTAGTCATAAGGAAAAATAGTGCAGCATACGATAACGCCTTTTTCTAGTGAGTTACCTCCTTTTTATTGGTGGAAAGACGCTTTTTCTATAGAAGAGTTAAATTATTTACAGGGTAGAGCTAGGGCTGCTACGGAAAAACCTTTAGTGGGGGATGGAGTACAAAACACTAAATTGCGCCGTTGTAATATTTCTTGGATAAACAAAAACGAAGAAACTAATTTTGTTTTTGAAAAGTTAGCTTATGTAGCGTCTCAAATAAATAAGTTTTATCGTTTTGACTTAATTGGTTTTGGAGAAGCTCTTCAATTAACTACTTACTCTGAAGACGAACAAGGTACTTATGGATGGCATCAAGATTTTGGTAGCGATTTTGTTAGTAGAAAGTTATCTATTGTAGTTCAGTTATCAGACCCCCACGAATATGAAGGTGGCAATTTACAAATTTTAAATGGAGAAAATCCAGTAACCATTGAAAAGCAAAGAGGTCTTATAGCAGTATTTCCATCCTATACTTTACATAGAGTTACGCCAGTAACTAAAGGAAATAGGCAGTCTTTAGTAGCTTGGGTAACAGGGCCAATGTTTAGATGACAGATACATATAATAACTTCATAGGCATTTACCGAAATGCCTGTCCAGAAAGATACTGCAAACATTTAATAGCGGAGTTTGAAAATCGTGTTGCAGAGGGGGCCGGATATAACAGGCAGCAAAAAGGAAGAATGTATGCTGCTAAACACGAAAAAGATGATCTTGCTATAAGTTTTAACGCTGGAATGCTTGAGTTAGCTAACTTTGAAGGCCATTGCTCAAGAGAAATATTTTTTCAAACCTTACAAAAAGGATTTGAGGCGTACACTGAACAATTTTCTGTATTAAAAAATAGCAGAATAAACGGCAACTGCATGAAAATACAAAAAACCACTAAGGGTGGTGGATACCATTTGTGGCATGCCGAACAAAATGATGGTGACCAAGCTAATCGAGTATTAGTTTATTCATTGTATTTAAACACTTTACCTGAAAATGGCGGGGGAGAAACTGAATTTTTATACCAACAAGAGCGTATACCAGCCGTTGAAAATACGCTTTTAATATGGCCCGCTGCTTTTACTCACGCTCATAGGGGTAACCTTGTACTAAGTGATGAACCAAAATATATAGTTACTGGCTGGTTTTACTATGAATGAAATTTTTAAAGAGAATGGATGTATAAAGCTAGATTCTTTTTTAGACGAACAGACGACTAACACCTTTGCTGCATACTTTACTAATAAGGTACGGCGCGGTGAATGGACAAGTAGCAGTAAAGATATATGGAGTAAATGGGCTTATTATGCTGACCCACTAGCTGAAGTTTTATTGGCAGGTGCAAAAAATAGAGTAGAAGAAATATTAGACTTACAACTTGAGCCTACATATACATACGCTCGCATCTACCAAGAAAACGAGGATTTACCTCCGCATAAAGACCGAGATTCTTGCGAGATAAGTCTAACAATTAGCATAGCTTATGTTGGAGAAGTTTGGCCTTTTTGGGTGCAATACAAAGACAAAGACCCAATGAAATTTATGTTAAATCCGGGGGATGCAGTCTTATATCAAGGTTGTGAAGCATCACACTGGAGACACGTATTACCTGTTGGTGCTTCTGCTATGCAGATAATGTTACATTACGTGGATAAAAACGGTTCAAATTTATCTAATAAACTAGATGTTAGACCTGATTTGGGTTATCCATCTAGTAGACTTGATCTATAGGAGTTTCAAATGCCTATCGGAACTACAAAACTAGGATTATTCGGAGCAGGCGGCGTCCCAGCGGGATCAGAAACTTTTAATTCTCCCGGTACTTTTTCCGTTCCTGTTGGAATTAGCGAAGTAAATGTTACAGGACAAGGAGGGACAGGTAACCCGGGCAATCCCGGTAACCCCGGAGGGGGGCCTCTTGGTAGGGGCGGAGGCGGCGGAGGCGGCGGAGGT